ACCTCTGGGGCATCAATGTATGCGTATCTCCTGCAGTGGCAGCAGGCACGATCGTGGTCGGCGCTTACAAGACCTGTGCATCTGTCGTACAGAACGGCGGCGTGAGCGTTGAGGCAGTCAACACCAACGAAGACGACTTCGTCAAGAACCTGATGACGATCCGCGCCGAGGAGAGACTCGCTCTCGCGGTCAGACGTCCTGCAGGCTTCAAGAAGCTGACAAAGGCATCCTGAGAATAGTGATCAAAATAGGGGAGGCGCTTCGGCGTCTCCCTGTTTTTGCAGTGAAAGGCGGCGACATGCTGAAGATCTATATTATCAACGGCAAAGAATGGCAGTACGAAGAAGGCGAGCAGCCTAAAGGTGCTGTCGAGAAAAAGCCGGAAGACAAATCAAAGAAAACACCCGCCAACAAAGCCCGCCGCGCGCCTAAAGACAAATGAGGACGCCGTGGGGATATGACGCGGAAGACCTCGGACCGATCGTCTCACTAGAACGGTTCCACGAAATCACGAACTGTGCGTACACGGACAACCCGCGCCTGGATTCAGCGCTCTATGCTGCGTCACAGGCGATCCGCAACTACTGCGGGTGGCACATTTGCCCGTCCGTGAAGTGTACGGCATACCCGGAAGGCGGCGCGATCGTCGCAAAGCTCCCGGCAGGATACGTGAGTGAAATCGTGAAGATCACAGAGGACGGCTCAGAGCTGACTTCGGGTGATTATGAATGGAGACGTGACGGGCTCCTGAAAAGGTCGTTTCCGCGCAAATGGAGCGGGAAATGGGACAGCATTGAGGCTGAATACATGGCGGGGTATGAGGCTGACGCGGTCCCGGATCTCGTAGAGGCTGTGGTGTCGATCACAGTCGGAGTCCTGTCTGTATCGGCAGGAGTCATTTCAGAAAGCGCAGATGGAGTGAGCATCAGCTACTCACAGAGCGCGTCGAGCATCGCTGCGGGCCTTACTGTAGCGCAGAAGGCGGCACTCGAAGCATATAAGGTGGTGAGCAGTCATGGGGCTTAGCTTTTTTAGGGATTCCGTTACAGTTCTTCGCGCTCCACTGAAGAACAAAAACGGGAGCCAGATGCGAGACTGGGATAACGCTACAGAAACAACCATAGATCGAGTGCAGGTGACGGCGCGGTCGACTTCGCGGGACTTCAACGGCCGCCTGGAGAGCATTGATGACGGTCGGACGCTCCGGGCGAACTATGACGCGGACATCCAGACAGGAGACCGCGTGATATACGACGGGAAGATCTACGAGGTGAGCGGCGAGGTATTCCACACAAAATCGCCGACAGGACGCGCCTCAAGCACGAGATGTACATTACAGAGGTGGATGGGCTGATGGGAGCCAGGATAGAGATCGAGCACGTCAGTGCCGGATGGGCTGAAGTGTTCAAGTCGGAAGGAATGCAGGCTGTGGTAGACGCAGCCGGGGAACGGATGGCGGCCGAGGCCGGCGAACATTTCCAGTATACTCCGGCAACTAATAACCAGTTCACGGCAGGCGGATTCGTCTCCGGGGACGCAGAAGGAAACATTGAGGAAGCGACGGATAAGGTCCTCACAAAGGCGGTGCATTCATGAGAGTAAGCGTAGATATTGAGACAGCTTTATATGATCTGCTGACAGCAGACGGGTACAGCGCATCGGCTCATATGATCCCGGCTACTCTCGGGAAGGATCTTCCGCATGTACATGTGGTAAGGACCGGAGGATATACGTCGGACAGAGTCATGGACTTTAACAGCATTGACTTCGACGTATATGCGACTGACCAGGCTTCCGCGATGGAAGCAGCGCAGATGCTGACAGGATGGATCCGGGCTCTCGAGGGCGGGAACATCGTCACACCATGCTATTCTGCTGAGATCTCAACACTTCCGTATCCTAATCCGGATCCCAGACATCCTAACATCGGTCGCGCCACAATCAAGGCGCAGATCACGATCAGAACACAGGAGGTAAACAATGCCTAAAAATACTGATGTGCGCGTCGGCGCACCGGATCAGAAGGTAACTGGTGCTATTAAGCACGCGCCGCTCGGGACTGCGGTTCCGACTCTGACAGATATTACAAAAGCAGCAGTAACGCTCAACAGTGCATTTACTGGCGACGAGTATGTATCCCAGGACGGTCTGACACTGTCTCCTTCCATGAGCACGACAGAGATCAAGGACTGGAGCGGAGCCACTGTCCGTAAGGTCCTCGAGTCCTTCGACGGTACGCTGTCCTGGACGATGATCTCCACGAATGAAGGCGCTCTCAGCATCGCTTTCGGCGCAGGCCACGTCACGGCTGTGGCAGCTTCCACGACACATGGCGCGCAGGTCTGCGCAGCTCTCGGCGCATATCTGCCTGAGGAGCAGGCGTGGGTGTTCCTGATGAAGGACGGCGACGCGCGTATCGTCATCGTGGTTCCGGACGGACAGATCACAGAGGTCGGCGAAGTCACATTCGCATCGAATGCTGCAGTAGGCTGGCAGGTAACACTGTCCTGCTATCCGGACACAGACGGCAACAGCATCTACATCATGACAGATGACGGAGTGGTGACTGCATGAGGACATTCAGCGTAAGCAAGACTGAATATTTTGAATTTCAGATCGAGGGAAAAGAAAAAATCTACAGGATTCCGCTCGCCGGGTCGATGACCAACCGCGAGCTGATCGCGTTCAAAAACACGAATGGCGACTACGAAAGTCAGATCGAATGGCTGCGTGGCTTTATGGGCGATGCGGTCGACGACCTGACTCCCGCACAGACCGGCGAGATCTTGCGCGCATGGTCGGAAGACACGCGTGAGCAGGGTGCGACCGTGGGGGAATCCTGAGCCTTGTCCAGATCATAGAAGATCATGACCGCGCGCTGGAATATGACCTGATGACGCGGACGGGGCGAACCTTGACTGAATATATGCACATGGGGGCGGCCGGGAAGGTCGCCCTCTTATCTTTTATTAACCATTTGCCTCCAGACTCCGCACTCAGAGCAGAGATGGAGCCGCAGGACGAGATCGGCGAGTGGTTCACAATAAAGAAGACGAACATGATCCTTGCAGACCTATTTGACGTGTTCGTGCAGTCAAAGACAAAGAAAGGGCGCAAGGCTAAAGAATACCCGAGGCCGAAGCAGAAGAAGCGGATCGGAAGAGGAGCTGTCCCGATCAGTGAATTCTGGGATTGGTGGAATGGGGGTGATGAAAATGGCTAATGGTGGAGGAACAGAGGTCGCTCGTGCTTATGTGACCATTATTCCTAAATCAGACGGCACATCGAATCAGGTGATTGACGCCGTTGTCAATCCGATCAATGACGCGGTGAGCAAAGCCGGAACGAATGCAGGCGGACTGTTCAACAGCAACCTGGGAAAGATTCTCGGCAAATTCGCGGCACCTGCGGCGATCGGCGCGGCACTCGTCGGCGTGGGCAAATTTGCGACAAACGCGTTTAACGAGGTTGACGCCGGAATGGACAACCTGCTTATCGCTACGGGAGCGACTGGGGACGCTGCAGAATCGCTCGGGGATGTCTATAAGAACGTGGCCCGGAACGTGGTCGGCGACTTCGGCGACATCGGCTCCGCGGTGGGTGAATTGAACACCCGCTTGGGGCTCAATGATGAGCAGCTCGAATCCGCATCGGAAGCGGCGATGAAATACGCGCAGGTGACGGGGCAGGACGCGACCAAAGCGATCCAGGACGTCACCAAGATGATGAACAATGCCGGGATCCCCGCAGAAGAATATGGAGCGACACTCGACAAGCTGACCGTCGCCGGGCAGCAGGCAGGCGTCGACGTCGGGAAACTGGCGCAGACCGTCAACCAGAACGCTGCAAGCTTCAACGAGTTGGGATTTTCCACAGACGAAGCGATCGCCATGCTCGCTCAATTTGATAAGAGTGGTGCTGATACATCTGGCATTCTCGCAGGCATGAAAAAGGGTGTGCAGAACTGGGCGAAGGAAGGCAAGAGCGCAAAGGACGGATTCGCGGAATTCGTCAAGGGCGTCGAGGACGGCTCGCTGACAAGTGCGGACGCGATCGAACTGTTCGGCGCCAAGTCCGGCATCGCAATGTTTGATGCTGCCCAGAAAGGGCAGTTATCGTTCGACGACATGCTCACGGCCATTGAGGGGAGCGCGGGAGCGCTCGACACGGTCTATGAGTCCACACTGGACGCGCCCGACCGGATGGCGCTCGCATGGCAGAATGTCAAGATTGCGGCCGCAGATGCGGCGGCACCGCTCATGTCGCTTGCGGCTGATGTCCTCACGGGCGTGGTGATTCCCGCGCTACAGTGGGCGAGCGAGAACGTGAGCGTGTTTATGACTAATGTAGGCGCTTGGTATGACCAGTACATCGCGCCGGTAGTCGCCCAGGTATCGACGTTCATCCCGCCCATCTTGTCGGCGATCGGCTCGCTCGTGATGAGCACCGTGCAGACCATCGGCAACATTTTCAATCAGGTAATGCCTCAGATCCAGCAGCTCGTGCAGGATGTGTGGCCG